GCCCCTTTATTTTTTTTGCCGATTATCATTTTCCCCATCGGCCGCGCTCTTGTTAACCATGAAAAATATTTAATCTTAATCACGAAAAATCGCTTGACTTTTAACAGAAACGGTGCTATAATCAATATATAGAAACAAAGAGTTAAACATAAAATGAATGGAGGATTAAGATATGACGAAGTTATCAAAAGAGAAGGTTATTAATTCATTAAGAGTAAAATATCATAGATATTTACAGGAGGAATAAGCCATGGATAAAAAGACGATAGTATTTGATTTTGATGGAGTGATACATAGTTACACAAGCGGGTGGCAGGGTATATCAGTTATACCAGACCCGGTTGTGCCAGAGATACAGGCAGCAATCAATTACTTACGCATGGAAGGGTACGAGGTAATTGTGGTATCTACCAGATGTGCAAGGCCAGAGGGTATGGGAGCGGTTAGGCGCTATTTGAGAGATAACCATATTGTGGTTGATGATGTAGTTGCACACAAGCCGCCTGCAATCTGCTATATAGACGATAGAGCAATATGCTTTGACGGAGACGCATTAGGACTAATTGGGAAGATTAGGGCTTTTAAACCCTGGAATCAAAATTAAAATTTTGAAAACTAAGAAAGGAGCCGTTCCCCAGCTGGGAAAGTGTACACGGAACCTTTTAGAAAATGAAAATATTAGTGGCGTGTGAGGAATCACAAGCGGTAACGATTGAGTTACGGAAGTTTGGGCATGAAGCCTATAGCTGTGACATAGAGCCGTGTAGCGGCGGCCATCCAGAATGGCATTTACAGGTGGATGCCCTGGAACTGCTTAAGATACGGTGGGATATGATAATTGCATTTCCGCCATGTACATATTTGAGCAATGCCGGGGCCTGCCGACTGTATCCCAAAAAAGGGCAGTTAAACCAGGAACGTTACGAAAAGGGATTGGAAGCAAAATCCTTCTTCCTCCGATTTTTGAACGCAGATTGTCCCAAAATTGCCGTGGAAAATCCAGTATCAAGCACGGTGTTCCAGATGCCGCCGCATAGTCAGGAAATACAGCCGTGGCAGTTCGGACATCCGTATACCAAGAAAACAAGGCTGTGGTTGCGAGGACTGCCGCCGCTTAACCCCACAGATATTGTACAGCCGATTGGCCCATATGTGCCAGCCGGAACCGGGAGAAAAGACCGGAGTAAGTATGGAGCCGCAAAGCGTGGTGAAGATGCAAAAAACAGGGCAAAAACATTTCATGGTATCGCAAAAGCGATGGCGGAGCAGTGGGCGGGAGTTAATACACAAAATTAACATTTGATGTATTATATTAAAAATCAGACGGACGAGATAGCTAGATTGAAAGCCGGGCAGAAATTCATAATTTATTAACAGTTTGTTCATAATTTGTTCACACTCCTACTATATAATTAATAGTAGGGGAGGTGAATAAAATGATTAAAACCTTATACGAGCAATTAGTCTACGGAAACAAGGTATTAAGTTCATACGTTATGCATATAGGGTCCGCATACGCAACTATATACGTCTTAACGGAAGAATACATGCTAACTGTAAGAACCGACTATCTTGGACCAATAACAGACCCGGAAACCTTATTAGGTTTCATTCATACAGGTGAAATCTCTATTATTCATCTTACCATTATTCCAATTGAAAATAAGCGGTAAAAAAAGCATCCCACGTGCCGCCGCTTATTATACAACCCAAATCAATGAAAACGGAGGAAAGAAAAATGTCAAAAGTAAAGAGAGAACCAATGGTAACAAGAACAATCACGTCCACTGAAATTATTGTGCTCGGGGTATCTGAAATGTCAGGTGAGGCAAGTAATCGCACATATATTGCGCCGTTTAAGATTGACGACAAGGAAAAGGCCCTTAAATTTGTCATCAAAGAAAACCACGACACGGACTATCACCCTTCAATCGTCGTATCCATCGAACATAATGAGAAGGTAATGGGTATAACCATAAAGGAATTTATGGAAATGGCGGTGGAAGTAATCAGACCAGTATCACAGCAGAAACCATTAAACTAACCTAACAGGAGGAACGAACAATGACAATTTTAAAAGCAAGCAGAGATTTCACAAATGTAGAAAAGTATCTTTTGACCCAAAATCCAGGAATTGTTTCAGTTAAGGACGTCCCAGACTTTGACAAAATGGATGTTTCTGGTTATCTTTTGTACGAGGACCAGAACGCGAAGGGGGAAACATCTGAATTGTTATCCGTAATGGGAAAGGTTGATGGTACGACAAAAGTTTGGTGCTGTCAGTCGGCAACATTTAAGCGGTCATTTATGCAAATGTTTGAGCTTTTTGAGGATGAACCATTTACCATTATGAAAACATCTGGTGTTTCCAGGGCGGGTAAAGATTATGTTGATTGCGTGTTAGCAATTGACTAATAATAGATTAAGGGGGTTAACACCCCCTTTATCTTTATCAAAATGGAGGTGATTAAGTGGCTAGAAAAAACACTGCATCTGAGACAATGAAAGCTTACAATAAAGAGCGAGCTAGAATAACTAGGCAGATTAAAAGAATGGAACAACGTGGCTATATAGTTCCAGAAAATGTTTTACCGCCGAGACCTAAGCGCGTCACCAAATCAAGCGTTGCACGGTTAGCCAAAATTAAAACACCAGACCTATACACAAAATCACGCTATATTGACCAGGAAACTGGAGAAATTTTAACAGGAGAATCCGGAAGAAAACTAGAGAGAAGCACCGCAGCCAAGAGAGCAGCGCAGACACGTAAAACTGGTGTTAAACAACGCCCAATAAATAAACCCACTGTATCAACAAAACTTCCAACTAACCAACAACCAGATTATGTAGATTACAATAACCAAATATTTACCAATTTCCAGATGGAAATGACTCAGATTTACGGCAGAAATGAAAAGTTGTTTAACTATATCACACGTTGGTATAATCGCTCTATGCAAAAATATGGACCGGACGATTTCGCAGAAGCATTAGAGAAAGCTAAGTCTGAGGGCCAGTGGCCCGGATGGGAGGGTGTATCAGATTCAGAAATTTTAACCGGAAAGCTACACGGTATTCTGGACTTAATAGGCGCAAGTGAAGGAGGACGAGAGGAAGTCATGGAAGAAGCTATGGAAGCCATGGAAGCTGACGAGGAATTTTTGGATGTCGATAATTACGAATTTTAACACGGAGGGTACAAAGATGTGCGCACTCGCAACTATAAATATTACGTATGTGATTTTGAAACAACGGTTTATAAAGGTCAGCAATACACGGAGGTTTGGGCTGCTGCGGTAGTTGAACTGAACACGGAAGATGTCGTTATTTTACATAGCATCCAAGATTTTTTAGGTTACATTTTTAGTCTTAACGTTAATATTGTTGGATATTTTCACAATCTTAAGTTTGATGGAAATTTTATCATTGACTGGTTGTTACGTAATGATTATAAATGGAATCGTGTAGCCGAAGGTAAAATGAAAACAAACGAGTTTAAGTGTGCTATAAGTGACCGTGGGGCATGGTATACAATTACAATCAAAAAAGGTCAAACGGTAATAGAGTTTAGAGACAGTTTAAAATTGTTACCATTTAGTGTAAAAAGAATAGGTAAATCTTTTAAGACAGCACACAAAAAGCTTGACATGGAATATGAAGGTTTTCGTTATGCTGGATGTGAAATAACTGAAAAAGAAAAAGAGTACATAGCCAATGATGTTTTGGTTGTTAAAGAAGCATTAGAGATTATGTTCGAGAGGGGACACCAAAAACTTACAATAGGGTCCTGCTGTTTAGAGGAATTTAAAAGCACCTATGATAAGACGGATTTTAAGAACTTTTTCCCCAACCTAACAGAAATTGAGATTGACCCAGATTTATACGGAGAATCTAATGCAGATGCCTACATAAGACATTCATACCGTGGTGGTTACTGTTATCTAGTTAAGGGAAAAGAAAATAAGATTTACGATAACGGATGGACAGCAGATATTAATAGTTCTTACTCGTCCAACATGTCAAGTGAATCTGGTAACTATTATCCAGTAGGAAAACCCATGTTTTGGAAAGGAGATATCCCAAAAGAAGCTGATAACAAGTACTATTTTGTTAGGATAAGATGTAGATTTAACATCAAGGAAGGCATGTTACCAACAGTCCAGATAAAAGGAACCCTATTATATAACGGAACAGATTATCTAACCACCAGTGATTATTATGACTATCAAAGCGGAACCTACAAGCGTTATTACATGAAACAGGGTGTGAAACACGACAGTTATGTAACAATGACTATGACATGTGTGGATTACGAATTATTTTTAAAACACTATAACCCGATAGACCTTGAAGTACTTGACGGATGTTATTTTATGAAAGCGATAGGCTTGTTTGATGAGTACATGTACAAGTACAAAGAGATTAAGGAAAACAGTGTGGGTGCAGAACGAGAATTAGCAAAACTGTACTTAAACAATTTATACGGAAAGTTTGCCGCTAATGACAGTTCGAGCTATAAAGTTCCTTACATTAACAGTAAAAACGTGTTAGGATTTGAAATTGTTGAAGAACACGAAAAGAAACCAGGATTTATAGCAGTAGGAAGTGCCATAACATCATACGCAAGGCGATTTGTAATCAACGCGGCCCAGGCAAATTTTCATGGTGTAGATAAAGACGGTTTTATTTATTGTGATACTGACTCAATTCATTGCAGTGGAAAACCAGAAGAAGTTAAAGGAATTAGAATTCACCCAACTTCATTTTGTGCTTGGAAGCTAGAATCATATTGGGATAAAGCTGTTTTTGTAAGGCAGAAAACTTATATGGAACACGTAACACATGTTAACGGAGAGGAGGTCGAACCATTTTATAACATAAGGTGTGCTGGAATGTCAGAAGATGCGAAACAAGAGTTTTTAGATAAATACGATATCACAGATTTTAAGGAGGGTCTTAAACTTAACGAAGGATTAAAACCTGTAAGGATGCCGGGTGGAATCGTGTTGGAGAAGAAAGGATATCACATGGCAAAGAAACAGATAAGAAAATTTAAGGAGGATTAAATGGATAGGAGACTAATAAAAATAGCTATGAATAGCAGGTACGGAATAAGTAAACCTATTGGGAGAGGTTTAATAAATAATTATAGAAAAATGCACGGTTTACCTTTGTTTAGAAAGAAAAACAAAAAGAAAAGACGTTATAGCAGATATCCGCGATATGAATTATATAAAACAATGATGCAATTAAAACCATTGTGTATGTGTGAAATTTGCGGTAGGCCGTATGCAGAGGTTAGGGAAGATATTTATATTCACCCGTGTTTATGCGACACATGTTATACAAATGTAAAATAAATTATAAGTATTTGCGCAAGTACTTATTAAAAGCCCGACTATAAAAGCCGGGCTTTTTATATCTATAACACGGGGTACAATAAGTGGGCTGTCATAACCCAAAACACTTGCAGCACTTTTGACGGTGTGACATCTGCTTATGTAAATATTGCAGCACCCATGCAGATACCTAGTAAGATAATAACTTAAGCAGCATTTGTTTACTATCAAGATTTTTAAATCTGAAACAACCTCGATTAAAAAGCAATCTGTAATTATTAATCATAAGACTATTTTTACTTAACATAAGGTAGTTAATATTATGGTCGTCTGTCGTAAGGCTAAGTCTGTAAGGAAAGCTGCTGTCATAGCTGTCAGTAACATAAAGGATACCCAGGCTATCATAATCATAAATTGCATAATGTTTATTAAGATATTTAACAGTCGCAAGATATCTGCCCCTCCCCGCTGGTTTATCAATAAACGAATAGTTATCATTAAGGTAAACATTTTGTGCAGCATATGCAACATAATCGCTGCTAGAAAAAGCACGATTAAATCCAGATTCTAGTTGTGCTTTTGAAGCAGATTCAATAAAGCCCTGTTCCAAAACGAAACCGTCACCCTTAAGAAATTTTGTATCATTCATCAATCTGTCACTAATTCCCATTGCAGTATAATATGGATTAAGTAAACTCACCGTATTACCGCACATATACACCGGCACATAGCGCACCTGTTTACCCCTACCCCTAGCAACACTAGTGTGAATAGATAACAATTTTCTTATTTCATCCGTACAATATTTGTTCATTTCTGACTGGAATTCGTCAAAAAACATACGTTCAACGTCATTAAACAGGTGACTATATTTTTTAAGCGTATCAGCGTTGTTAAGTGCAACTGCATATCCGCACGATTCATCATTTAAAAACAATTCATGAAACATTCCCTTTGCCCTACACTGACTATGCAAATTGTAGTCATTAAAATACAAGTCGTGTATGTCCTTAAAGAATTTTTCAGCACAATCTGATAACTCATAATTATACCTGTATAACAACATAAACTTTTCTTTTTTCTTAATAAATTTTCTCACAAGAAAAGAACTAAACCATGTTGTTTTACCACCAGTACGGTTTGTCGTTACCATATAAATTTCTGGTTTTTTACCATTAATATCTAAAAGGCTCAGTAATTTTGTCCCGTCATAATATGACAAGTTGTCACCTCCAAGCACAATATATCTATTATTATTATATCATATGTGCTTGACTTTTGTCAATACTTTTGATATAATTAAAAGTAGTAGGTAAAGGAGGTGAATTAATGGATTGGGCGAATTTGTTAAGCAACTATGCCTTTCCATTCGTGGCTTGCGTAGCCATGGCATGGTATGTATACGACCGGGGAGAAAAGGAACGCAAAGACAGAAACGAAAACCAGGAACGTCACAAATCAGAAGTAGATAATCTTGCAACTGTTATTAACAATAACACAATTGTTATGACTAAATTAGTAGACAGATTGGGGGACGATAAAATTGTTTAAAGGTATTGATGTATCATATTTCCAGGGTGATATTGATTGGGACACTGTAAAACCCAACATAGATTTTGCTATGATACGGGCTGGGTATGGATGGAATACCATAGACAACAAGGCCACGCGAAACATAGCAGAATGTGAACGATTAAACATACCATTTGGGTTGTACTGGTTTGGTTACCCATTATCAGCTGAGATGGCAGCAAACGAAGCGCGCAAATTAGTGCAATTTATCGGAAATCACAAAATACCATATCCAATTATGTATGATTGGGAATATGCAAGTGAATCTTATGCGGCTCAAAACGGTGTAAAACCAACGCGCACTTTTGTGCTTGACTGTACGCGCGCGTTTTGTGAAACTATGGAAAAGCATGGTTTTTATTGCGGGTTTTACACAAACAATGACCTGTACTTAAAATATTATCAGTCAAGCGATGTAACAAAAAACTATGATATGTGGTTTGCACGTTATGCTAAAGCACCGGGACGCAAATGCGGAATGTGGCAGACTACAGATAAAGGGTCCGTTCCGGGGATACAGGGAAAGGTGGATATGGATATTGCGTATCATAATTATCCTGTTATCATGGATAAAAACGACCTTAACAATTATAAGTAAGGAGGGAAAGCAATGGCTGCAAGAAGCAGAGAGTGGTCCAGACGCGCGCGCAGGGATTTTGACGAACGCGAGGACTACCGGAGACGTAATGATGAAGAGGACCGTTATCGCAGAAAAGACGATGATGATACCGACCGGAGAGGTCGACGGGATGAGCGTCAGGATAATGAAAGACGGTCCGAAGATGCAAGAGAGGATAGGCGAGAAGAACGTGGTTGGTATGATAAGATTGAGGACCAGTTACGCAACGGAACCGATGAAACCGACTATGACGGGTTGTATCAGCAGTTAAGGGAAAAATACGAGTGGTATGAAGAAGAACTTGACAGATACGATGCTGATTATGACGACTTATTGGCAGAGGTTGACAAGTTACGTAACGATAACAGGCGTTATCGTATGCGCGGTTCCAGGGACGACCGTCCAGGCAAGGAAGAAATGGAACGGGAACAGAAGGAAGATATCAAAGACGACGGAAAAGAACTGTCCTTTGATGATTTATGGAAAAAGGCAGAAAAGGAGGATTAATAAATGCCAGTAAAAAGTAAGTATGCAGCAGAGCAGTACAGCACAGTCCCTAACGGAATGCAGCTTTTAAATGTAATCAGAAGTGATGCTTCACAGGCATACAGAGACAGGGTGCCAGAAGCAACCCAGGATAACATTGCAGAAATCGGTAATCCGATTCTTAATTATGAAGCAACTCGTAACGAATTCCTGGACGCTCTGGTAAACAGAATCGGTATGGTGATTATAACCAGCCGTTCATACAACAACCCACTTAAGCGGTTTAAAAAGGGTATGATGTCTCTTGGCGAAACAGTAGAAGAGATTTTTGTAAATATAATTAAGGCTGAACCGTATTATCTGGTTGACGACCAGGGAAAAACAGCAGCACAGGATGAGTTTGAAAGACGTTTACCAAACGTGCTTGCAGCCTTTCATAAGCGCAATCGACAGGATAAGTATCCGGTAACTATCCAGAATGACGACTTAAGAACAGCGTTCCTTTCATACCAGGGCGTGGAAGATTTGGTTTCAAAAATTATCGAAGCTGTTTATACATCTGATGAATACGATGAATTCCTGCTGATGAAAAATGTATTTTTTGAAGCAGGGATGCGCGGGGCTTTAAGACCCGTAACAGTTCCAGGGCTGGACAGTGATGTAAATGCTAAAAAGACAATGACTTTATTCCGGCAGACCGCCCTTGATTTAACCTTTATGCGCAGCGACAGCAATTTTATGGGTGTTACCACACACACACCGCTTGACGAACAGGTTATATTTATCCTTTCAAGCGTTGCAGCCACGGTCGATGTTGAAGTTTTGGCAAGCGCCTTTAACATGGATAAGACCAATTTTATCGGACGAAGAGTTATCGTGGATGATTTTGGTGGACTGGAAAAAGAAGGAGTAATCGCTATCGCAGCAGATGAAGATTGGTTTATGGTTTTTGATAACTATTTAACCATGACTAGCGATTATGTCGCGTCCCGGTTATACTATAACTATTTCCTGCATCATTGGGAAACGTTATCTTACAGCCCATTTAAAAACGTTGTTGCTTTTACCACAGAAGCGCCTACTGTTACATCTGTCACAATTACACCGGATACTGCAAGCGTAACAAAGGCTGCTGGTGGAACAGTGCAGCTTACCGCTGCTGTAACTGGTACGGGTCTTATTAGTAATAATGTGGTCTGGACAATTACAGAAGATGCTAACGCTAGTGTTACTAGCAGCGGTCTTGTAACCATTAAACCGGGTATTACCGTAGACAGTCTGACGGTAACAGCCACATCCAAACTGGACAATACAAAATCCGGTACAGCGACTATCACTTTAACCTAATTAATAAGGGGGTATATTATGGCATTCGCACCAATAACAACCGTCCGGTTATGCCGGGCGGTACCCCTTGATAACACCTACAGGGACCAACTTACATTTGACAATCGTGCAGCGCAAGAAACATTTTTTGCTGGAAAAACACAATATTCAGCGGGAGATTTATCTTATCAACGTGAAAACTCTATGATTAGGTACCCCGCACAGTATGACGCTTTAGTGGATTGTAATTACTTATGTTACAGGAATCCACAGTTTGGAGATAAATGGTTTTATGCGTTTATCACTAACCTGGAATATGAAAGCGAAGTAATGACAAAAATCTACTTTGAAATTGACGCATATCAAACCTATATGTTTGACATAAACATTCCAGCTTGCTTTGTGGAACGTGAGCATGTTAATGACGATAGCGTTGGTGCCAATTTAATCGACGAAGGTTTGGCTTTAGGTGATTACGTATGCACATCATTCACCCAGAAAAATTTTACAGACTGGTGGATTGTTGTTGGGTCAACGGTAGAATTAAAGGATACCTCTTTTCCTCCCGCAGGTGGTTATGTGTATGCAGGGATATACAGCGGCGCATCTTACTATTTATTTGACTCGGATAATTGGACAACGGGGTCACTATTGCCAACGCTGATTGAAGCAATTAACGGCGCGGGTAAAACAGATGCTATTGTATCAATGTACATGGTGCCTAAAGATATCGTGTCCGGTGGAAGCAGCGGTGGATACTTACCCGCAACTGTAAGAACTGCCACAAATCTGTCCGTGCCAAACACAAACACACTTAACGGTTATACACCAAAAAATAATAAATTATTATGTTATCCTTATCGCTGTTTGCAGATAAGCAACAACGAAGGAAACGCTGTCATTTTACGATATGAATTTTTTAGTGGTAACACACCAAACGTAGTATTTAGGGGCGTTGCAACCCCTAACGGAAGAATAATATGTTACCCACAGGATTATAAAGGTGTAACAACAAACTTTAACGAATCTGTAGCATTAGGAAACTACCCACAATGTACATGGGTTAATAACGTGTATGCCAGTTGGTTAGCAAATCAGTCTATCCGGTGGGGTTATCAGCTTGACAGGAATGATTTTAATGTTGCAACAAATTCTTTGTTAGCTGTAGGTGGGGCCTTAAGTGGAAACGCTGTTTTAGCTGGTGCGGGTGTAGCTAATTTTGCGGCTAGTACGTTTAGTGGGTTAAACAACCAAGTATCATCCATGCGCGAAGAAAAAGAAGTGCATAGCATTATACCTAATGCTATTGGTGGTACAATTGGAAATGGTTATACCAACGTATCATTATACAAATACGGATTTATGCTGGAACAGAAAACCATAAAAGCAGAAATTGCGAGAAGCATTGACGAATATTTTAGTGCTTTTGGTTATCGTGTTAATCGTGTAAAAGTGCCTAACATTACAGGTAGACCGAGTTGGAACTATGTTAAAACAGTTGACGCAAAGGTCATAGGCGGCGCACCCACGCCACATCTTGTAAAAATCAAAGAAATGCTTGATAATGGTGTTACATTTTGGCATGGTGATTGGGTGGGAGATTACACGCGCGACAATGGTGGAACCCCTGTACCACCACCAACTGACAAGTATAATTTAACAGTCACGGGTGGAACTGGAAGTGGGTCATATCAAGCTTACGAAAACGTTCAAATTGCTGCCGATACTACAGTAAATTTCCAACGTTGGGTAACATATAATGGGGGACAGTTTATTGATGACAGCACAACTCCGTCTGTATTTATTATGCCGCCTAATGATTGTAACATAGAAGCAATTTATACAACTGTACCAACTAAAACAAGGATTGATACAGTAATGCGTAAATACATCGGCGCGCAAGAATGGGATGAAACTATCGGAATGTTCCAGCGGTGGTATTACGGCAGCTATGTTAAAGACGCGTGGTGCTGTACGTGTTTAACCTATTGTGCTTACGAAGCTGGTGTATCAGAACAAGTACCACCTAACGCTGGTGTACAAAAATTGTATGATGATATGACAGCGATGGGGTCAACATGGAAAGCGGAGGTAGGCGGGCAACTGCCAGAACCGGGTGATGTGTTATTTTTTATAACAAAACAAAGCGCAACAGTATTACACCATTGCGGTGTGGTATCTGCCGTAAATGGAAACAGCATAACCTATATTAGTGGTAACACTGGTAAACCCGGAGGCGGAACAGATGGTGTTTTTGAAAAAACCACGGTTATCGGTCAGGGTGGGGATTACTATGTAAGAGATTTTGGTAAAGTAAACTACACGTAGGTGAGGGGGTGAGAAAATGGGAAAGACAAAATTTAATCTTAACGGGTTGGATGTGTGTGAGAAGAATCCACAGTGGTTTAACAACGCTACGTTTTTTGACTACTATTACAGGTTAAAGGAATTAGCTATCAACCAGTTTGAGTGGATAAACTTACCCCCGACATGCGACGCCCGTTTTTTAGAACTAATACTTTTTGAGTTCGGATATGCGTTGTTTTACCAGGACCATTTAAACAAGGGATTTTTTACAGCACAGTGCACGTTAGAGGGACCACTTAACATGTATCGGGTCCCGATAAGGAGAAGAGCATATGACATTACAGGGTTTACTCAGCAGTGTGACGACCAGGACAGTGTGATAATTTGGAATAACTATCTCAGACAGCCAACATCATTGTCAATACAACTTTTTGCTGAACGATTAACAAACATCCAACGCGCTATTGACGTAAACATAAATGGACAAAAAACACCATTATTGTTATACGGGACAGAAGCACAGCAGAAAACTTTGAAGGCTGTCTATGATAAATATGACGGAAATTACCCGGTTATATTTGGAGATAAACATTTACAGGAAAACGCTATTAGCTGTATCAAGACAGACGTTCCAGAACGGTATCCGCAGCTTATGATTGCCAAAAACATGATTTGGAACGAAGCACTAACATTTTTGGGGATTGATAACGCTAATATCGACAAAAAAGAGAGACTGATTACAGATGAGGTAGAAAGCAACGAAGAGTTGTTAAGGGCGCAGCGTTTTACAATGCTTAATGCTAGAAAGGACGCTTGTAAATGGATTAACGAGCTTTTTGCTGACGAATTGGAAGATGAAGTTGATGTTAGATACAGACAGTATGGAGGAGGTGAGAATCCGTGGCAAAGTACACAACAGAACTCAGGACCATTTGTGAATCAATCACCGGAGTCCAAAAGCGAGTCGGATTAACTAATACCTATGATGTTATCAATCAAGCTAGACCTTTGCTGTTTGATTTTAACTATCCATTGTATGACCCACAGTACAAAAATGTGCTTGAAACAAAGATAATGGAACATTACTGGTTCCGTGAAATCGGTTTGGAAACTTATGGAAAATTTAAGTTTTTTCTTAATCGAAAACTGAATGAAATAATGCCTTATTATAACCAGCTTTACAAAAGCGCAACAATAGAATTTAACCCGATGCACGACACTGACTTAAGAAGAGTAAACGACAGAACCAGAGACGAAAAAAGAGATAAGTTAAGCACAACTAATAACAAAAGTAATACGGTTAGCGATAGCACAAACGATATCGTTGTGGACAGCACTGAGACTGGAAACAGTGGAACAGGTTACAGCGATACACCACAAGGTCAGATTGATAACGTTAAGGATTTAAAATATCTTACCACGTATACCAATGTTGACAGCACGGCTACTGGAAAAAGCACAACGACTAATGACGGAAACACAACTACTGATTCAAGTAGTGACACAAATGTGAAGGATAACGAAAACGCAAACACGACAGAAAACTATCTGGAAACTGTTATAGGTAAAAGCGGAGGGGGGAGTTTTTCTGGATATTTGCAGGAGTACAGGGACACGTTTTTAAACATAGACATGATGATAATTGAAGAATTGTCTGAATTGTTTATGAACATCTATTAAGAAGGGGGTTTAAAATGTTAGGTGATATTGCACCCTTGACAATTAAGTGTAAATCCATTTTGCCTTTAACGTTCAGTGATTGCATGAGTTTATATGAGCAGTTATGCAGGATTGAATACAAAATGAATGAAGTCATTGAAACGGTAAACGGGTTTGGTGATGATTTTACAAATTATGTTGACCAGCAGGTGGACGCTTTAAGAAACGAATTAAACATTAAGTTTGATTCACTTCAAAACAAGGTTGACGCACAGTTAGCAGACAACGAAGCTAAAATGAAAGCGTTGGAGATATTTGTTAATAACACGATTGACGAACAGCAGAGTTGGGTGCTGAAAAAGATTAACGAACAGCAGAGTTGGGTGCTGAAAAAGATTAACGACTTAACTATCAGCATTAATAACCAGTTGCAATATTTAAGACAGTATGTCGATGCGCAGGACGATAAACTTAAAGGATATATCGACACGGAAATACAAAAAGTAATCGACATGATACCAGAAATCCAAAAAGTTATGGTAGTTAATCCGATTACTGGTAAGTTACAGGTATTGCAAGATGTGCTTAACTACATGACCTGGGTGTTTAAGTATTATGCATTAACAGCACAAGAGTATGACAATCTGCATCTTACAGCCGCGGGGTATGACGATTCAGGGTTAAGTGCTTTTGACTACGATGTGTATGGTAAAAAACTACTTAAACTTGATGACAGATTTTACATGCGCAGCCCTATCACAGGGCAGGTGGTATTTTATAAAGATGTTATTAACTGGTTAATTACTCAGCACCAGCCAAATGCTTTAACTGCCGCTGAGTATGACGCGCTTGAATTAACAGCTAGCGTGTATGACGGTAAACAGATTACAGCCTTTGATTATGATTTCAACGGCGTAGCTGCATAAAAATTTTAAGGAGGATTTAATTATGAGTTTTACAAACAAAACACCAAATTACAATTTGCCACAATGGTTAGGTACTGATAAGCCGTCTTGGTTAGTGGATGTAAATGGTGCATTTAGCGCGATTGATACAGCTATCAAAAATGCTGCTGATAGTGGCAGCGGGGCTGATGCTACAGCTAAGGCTGCTTTGGAAACAGCACAGACAGCCCAGAATACGGCTAATGATGCTTTAACCCAGGCTGACGAAGCAAACACCAAATCAG